AGGACGCTTTGCTCCCCCAGGTGAGCAAGCGCGGGCCAGTAGTAGTCCCATCGAGTAGAACGAGAGAACATACGAGACAACCCTTGTTGATAGTTCAAGTCGGCACGGACTGATACTAGTCCTATTATTACACAGTGTTCTGTAAAAGATTTGTTGAACCCGTGATTATTTAGATTTAGTGTGCCGAGTGCTGCAAGATTGCCTTGTGGGGTTGTTGCGTCAGTAGAACTGGTTTGAGCGATGGGATTTACGTTGATTGGCGAGCTAGAGCCGCCCAGGTATTCCGGCCGTTGTTGTCTTGCGTCCGGTGATGAGACGCCGAAATGCGATTTGATGATTTCGGTATAGCGAGTTCCCCCGCGTGCGTCTCTTTCGTAGAGCTTCTGTATCTGAAAGCTCTGACGTAGTTGATTGATTGTGGCCCCGGTTACATCGTCCAAGTCGATCCGGACATTTGGATACCCCAAATTTAGTGGATCTTCCTCGATCCCGATATTGTCCAGGCCGGTGCCAGATGCGCCCGTGAACGTGCGCGATATTCCTCCCGTCTCCCGTTGATTGGTGAGCGTGCGATACCCGGCTCCAGGGTCCATTAGAAGGCCCTTAACCGGTTGCTCGCCACCGAGCGGGAGGGGGACCGCTGGTCCCTTTTGCGGCCATGGTAAGGCCGATGTAAAATAATCGTGGCGTTTGCCCCTCCTCATCAGCTTGAAGCTTGATTGATCGTCGGGCCCGTCGCCCGTTATTTTTGGTTGTGATTGTTGTAGATTTTGGTCCCTGAACCACTCGTTATAGATCAAATTATAGGCACGATGATACATTGCCGTATGTACGAGAGGGTCAATACCGACAGGTAGACCAAAATAGTCAGATAGGCTGTTAGCCAGGTACCCGCCAACAGGTGCCGAAGTCGTTGGTATAACGAAGTCCGTTGAATCTTCTGGGTCCTCCTGTTCCCCCATGAATTTGTTCCAATTGTCCCATAGCAGCCGCATCGGGACTGCGAAGAAGAAGCTGTCGCAGAATAAATTATCCATGAAGGGATGGAGCGGGGTAGCAAGTCTGGCGAACGCCGTCATGTTTAGATTGAAGGTATCGCCGGGCAGAGCCTCATCGATGAAGACCGGGATCAAATACCCGGCGTCGAATGTTGTTTTGTGACCGTGTGACCGGTCGAAGGAGGAGCGTGGGATTTCCGCCGACGGTGCCCGGGAGAAATCATGTTTCATGACTGATTTGCGACGTTTGGCCATCAGTTAGCCTTCGGGCGATCCCCGCCCAAGCTAAAGTGTTCCAGCGCCCCGTCATATTCCGGGTCATATTGCTCCGTTTTCCTTTTGTATTCGATTGCCTTTCCGATTGCCGACGATTTCACGTCGACTTGTATTATCTGGGCCGTTGCGTCATCGAACGTCCCGAGCTCGAATAATGTGAAGTCCTCCGGGTGTGTCCCGAAGGTGTGTTTTGGGTCGTTTGCGAGTTCCGTGAACATCCGAATTGCGACCCTTGCATTGACAGCATAGAACGGCTGTGTATAAGCGCCTGCCTTGCTGTCATAGACCGAGAAAATATGATGTATCATTGTGTTTCCATTTTCCGTTTAAGCCCTGTTAGACGAGCCTGTAGGACCGTCTCCCGCACTTTGCGACGGGCTGGTTGATTTTCGCTATATTGTTTCATAGCTCTTATGCTTCTGCTTTCTTTTATAGCCTCAAGGGCATCTTCCTCCTGTTGTTGGTCGTAATATCGGGGTGGCTTGTGTTTTTTTCCGTCGAGTACGACGAAGTCACCGGGGTATACGTCGCTTTTGTATTTTTTTATCCAGCTTTGGCCGATCCCCTTTGACATTGTTGCGTATTCCGGTAGCCGTTGGAATATCTCCCCGGTCTCCGGGTCCGCCCACTCGTAATGTGATGGTGCAAGTTTGCCCGTCACCTTTTTCAGTATATAGCGGGCCACGTAGGCCGCCGATTGGTAAGTTAGCGCACCCACCGAGCAGAAGCCCAAACCCCACCGTTCGTCCAATTGCTCGGATACATAGAGTGGATTTCCCCTCACTATTTTCCATAGTTTTTTGTCCTCGAAATCGTGATTAAAGAGGCATGCATGATAGTGTGGTCTTCCCTTTTCGTCGCCGTATTCGCCGCAGTGGAAGAACCGAATTTCTTGGCTGTATTTTCTCCTCAGCCGTTTCATGAATAGTTGGTAGTGCTCCTTTGCAAGAGTTCCTGGATGCCCCTCCGGGCCATCTTGCCGGGGAAGGTTCGCTTCGTTGTACGTCAATGTTATGAACGAATTATTTTCATGCTGTGAGGCCTCGTTCACGCAGCGGATAGCCCACTGCTTAGAACGTTCTAGACGACATCCGATGCAACCTCCGCATGGGAGAGTTATCGGGATTTCATTGTGTACGCCGGAGACCCATTTAAACGAGATCGGTTTTTTTCCGTCCGCGTTGGGCCTCCGGCGCGTATACGCCGTCTGAGGATAGAAGCAGGGCACTGCTTACATCCGGTTGCCGCCTCGCCTGACCGTTCGACTACTAGTTGTCGTGTTTTTGCGCGAGGTCTTACTCCCCCGCGTGAAATTCTTGCGGGATTTTTTCTTAGTCAGTTTCTTAGGCCTGTAGGGCATTTTCACCTCCTTGGTGTGGTTTGGTGTCATTAAGCATATTACGATCTAGTGGTGCAATATGCTTTTAGCGGGCTACTCGCCCTCTGATTGTGCCTGGGGACCCTCTGGGCCCCTGGCTTTCGGCTCAGCAGCCGCCTTGGCCTTTTCTGGGGGGGTACCCCCCCCTGGGGCCTTTTCCGGCTCTGCCGGTACGCTGAGAGCTGGTAGAAGCCCCAACTCTCGCATTTCTTCCTCGTTGTCCTCATCGTCCACGAATTCGATGAACGCTGCCGGCTGGTTCCCGAACCGGGACCTAATTTTAGCCGGCAGACTGTCGAAGGCCTCCTGAGCCGCGATGATCTGACCCATCGACGTGTGATAGTCCTGGACTTCCGTGAAGTCGCCATAGTCGCCTTGGAACTTGTTCACGTGCTCGATGATCCCGTGTTTTTCGAAGCGAGCCATGATCCCATTGATGTCGCATTCGTCCTTGAAGGATTGTTTCGCCATGGTTTCGTCCGGAAAACTTTTTCGGACCCGGATGTGACTGGCATGAGCGGTTTGGAATTTTGTTTGTGTCATAGCTTTTTCCTCAGTTGTCCAGCTGGTTATCTCCACGTCGGCGCCGGTGGAATTTTCCCTTTTTCGGGATCCCCCTCATTGTTCCGATGCGCCCGAACGGGGTTTTTGCCCCGTGGAGCATTGTTTTTACAGCTCTAGCCGAGCTGACGGCGGCACCGATCGTACCGCCTTCTGTTCTGAGTTGCCATCTTCGAACTGCAGCGCCCTCCGGGCTATTCCAATAGTCCCTATCGATGGCAGCGCGGGCCTCGTCAGCAGCGGCCCGCGAGTATTGATGTTGGAGTAATGTTTTCTCCGTGTAAGTTTTTTCGGCTGCTTGTTGAGCTACCCGCTCTTGTTGAGCCAGCAGCCGTAGGTCCGCCTTTTGGCGTGTTGCGGCGACCGCTGATGATACGCCCTGGCTTGCGCCCAGAGCTGCAGCGGCGCCGATATTTGCGGGGGTATATGAGGCGCCTCCAGGGACGCCCCCCCCGCCTTGTTTGTAGGCCAACATGGGATTTAGGCCAGCGGCCTTCATGTCGGCCATTGTTCGCTGGTAGCGTGTTGAGGCCATTTCCTTTTGAAAGGCCATTTGTCTTCCGGCGGCCGCCTTGGCCGCCTTGTTTTGTAGCATTGTTCCGGCGAGGCCCATCGCCCCGCCGGCTATTCCACCCAGCATGCCTAGCATTAGAAGTGGTCGATTAGACCCGGGACGCTGTACATCGGCATTGGCCGAGCGCACCGGAGTTGGAAGTACGAGTCCCAGAGAAACTGAGGCTCGTTTAGGACCGCGATCACGCGGTCCACGGGCGGATCCTCTTCGATGAAATCCGCACCGAGTGTTGGTAGTGTTGCGAAGTCCTGGGCCAGGTGCCAGGTATCGAGTGATTGAGCGTGTGAGGACCTGAAGGTCCCTGTTATTTGACTGGGCTTGTAGCGATATTCCGCGAAGCGTTCCTGGTAGCCGAATACTGCCGTGTCGGCTGCAAGGCCTTGGGCCATGATTTCTTGGTTCAGGACGCTTTGCTCCCCCAGGTGAGCAAGCGCGGGCCAGTAGTAGTCCCATCGAGTAGAACGAGAGAACATACGAGACAACCCTTGTTGATAGTTCAAGTCGGCACGGACTGATACTAGTCCTATTATTACACAGTGTTCTGTA